GAGGGCAACCCAATGGCAACATTGAAAAGCCAAACTCAAAGCGGTTCGGCTGATACATCTACCCTGCAAAACTTGCTTGGCACTGCTGCTGTCGCTGGTGGCCTGTACAAAAATCTTGGCGGCTCTACTGGTGTCAAAAATTTGTACAACGATTTTTCTAGTGGAATTTCAAACTGGTTGGCTCCAAGCGCATACGACAGTGCTGTGAATTACGCATCCACCGCCGATCTTGGGTGGCTGGACTTTTAAGGACTAATCATGGCTGGACTACTTGACATTTTCGGCACTGGTGGGACTCAGACTCTTGGCCTTTTGGGTATGAGTCCAGAAGACATTCAGCGCAACCGTGATGACGCTCAAGCGCAAGCCTTGTATGGTTTGGCTGCTCGATTGTTCCAAGGTGGCAACACTGGTCAATCTATCGCTGAAGGTTTGCAGCAAGGCCAGAAGCTGTATTCGTCTGCAATGCAAAACCAACTGCAAGAGCAAGTGCAAGGCTTTCAGATGAAAGATTTGCTGGAGAAACGCAAACGTGAGCAAGAGGCGTTGGCTCGTCAGGCTCAAATTGATCGCGCCATTGCTGGCTCTTATCAACCCGCTGTCGCTGGCATTCCTGCTCAAGAGATTTACGGTGAGGACATAATGGGCCAGCGAGTTGGCAATGGCATGACTCCTGCTGTTGCTGGTCGTGCTGCTGGCCTTGACTTCCAAGCACTGGCTCCTGTGTTGATGGCAAGCCCACAAGGTCGCAAAACACTGTCTGAGTTGGTGACTGCTCAAAAGGGCTTGGCTGGCGACACCTTTACGCTTGCTGAAGGCGCAAAGCAATACAGCCGTGATCCATTTACGGGCGCAGTGACTGAGGTTGCTTCTGGCGCTCCAAAGGTTGCCAAGCTGACAGGCAAAGAGGGCAACGCTGCTTTGATGTTTTATGGCACTGATGATGTTAGTAAATTGCGTAACATCCCCGGCGCTGTTGATAAGATTCGCATTGAAGCAACAACACAGCGCAAAGCAGAACAGCCACAAATTAACTTGGCTGATCCGACTGCCGTACAGACACAGCAACTGAAGACCATCAACCAATGGGAAGGTGTTCTGAAGGACTCTGGCGCTGCCGAGACAGCGATGAGAGCGCAAGGCTTTTATGCTGCTTATGAGCAAGCTCAAAAAGGCAATACAAACGCTGATGGCGCAATGATTTACAACGTGGCAAAGGTTTATGACCCTGCTGGCGCTGTGCAAGCTGGTGACGTTTCCACTGTTTTGGGTTCTCGTTCGGTTCCTGAAAACATCAAGAGCTATGCTCAAAAACTCACAACTGGCGGGACACTTACGCCAAAAGAGCGTGAGAACATGAAGAAGATCATTGATACGCTTGTTGTTGAGCGCAAGAAAATGATTGAGCCATCGTTAAATACTTACCGTGGTGTGAATAAGCGTCTTGGCGGTGATGACAGCGCCATCAATAATCCATTCGATATGGTTAAGCAGCCAAAAAGCCTAGAAGAAATTTTAGGTTTGCGTCCAAGAGGGAGTAACTAATATGGATGAAGCGCAACGAATCAGAGAAGCCTTGGACGCTGGCTTCAGTGTCGAAGACATTCGTGCCATGTATTTGAGCAATGGCTTGCCGTTGCCAAAAGAGATTGCTGTCAGTGCTGAAGAAACACAAGGCGCAAATCTGCCAAAGGCTGCTCGTCTTGCTATGACAGCGGCACAAGGCCCGACACTTGGCTTTGCTGATGAGTTGGCTGGTTTTATTCAGGCTCCATTCATTGCCAAGCCCGGCGAATCAATGTCTGACGCTTACGCCCGTGGGCGTGATGTTTATCGCTCTGGTGTGCAAAGCTACCAACAAGAGCAGCCAATCGGCTCGGCTGTTGCTCAAGGCGCTGCTTCTTTGCCTTTGGGTATGCTTAACTTGGGTCGCCAGATGCTGCCACAAGTTGGGCCAGTTATGCGCTCAATTGGCGCTGGTGGATTGTTTGGTGCTGTTTCTGGAGCTGGTGAGGCCGAGACAGTTCAGCAGATCCCGCAACAGGCTTTGCAAACTGGCGCAACCAGTGCTGTTCTTGGTGGAGCAACTGAAGGCGCGATGAAAGTCGTGCGTCCTGTTGCATCTATGGTCAAGACTCAGGCTGGTCGTGCCATTCCAGAGTCGATTAAAGGGCTTGTTGGTGGCTCTTCTGTTGACATTGCTCGTAACCGTGTGGCTCAAGCTATGTTGCGTGATGGCGCTACGCCAGATCAAGTCATTGCTCGTATGTCAAAACTTGGGGACGATGCAATTTTGGCTGAGTCTGCTGGCTACAACACCCGCGACTTGCTGGACACAATGGCAACGCTTCCGGGTCGCACTAAGAACCGCACAGAAGACCTGATTCGTCAACGTCAAGCACAGCGTGGTGGACGCCTTGCAACTGCCGCACAACAGCAACTGTCCCCAACTGGCGCTCGTTTGGCTGACTCGGTTGAGTCGTTGATTACCAAGCGCGATGTTGATGCAACGCCTCTGTATAACCAGCTCAAGACTGTAACTGTCACGCTTGATGATGACTTGAAAGAAATTCTTGATGCTGCTAACAAACTTGGCGCATTTGGTCGTGCAAAACAAATCTCCATTGGTTTACGTGAGCCTTTTACGCTGAAAGACTTTAACAAAGCAACCGATGCGGCAATGCCTGATTTGGATAAAGTCAAGCGTGGTCTTGATGACATTATTGGTGGGAAGTCTGCTCTCAATGACAAAGGAGAGATCAACGAGTTTGGACGCTCTGTCATTCAATTGAAAAGAGACTTTCTGAAGCGTCTTGATGATGCAACTTCTGACGCAGACACTGGTGTTTCTTTGTATAAGGGCGCTCGTAACGCATACGCTGGCCCAAGCGCACTAATCTCTGCTGCTGAACTTGGCCGCACAGTGCTGAACAAGCCAGCCGCAACCATCAAGACACTTGTGAAAGACATGAGTGATTCTGAGCTTGAGTCGTTCCGTGTTGGCGCTTATGAAGGCTTGCGTGATTTGGCTGGCACACAGTCTGGTCAAACTCGCTTGCTCAATATGTGGAAAGAGCCAGCGACTCAAGAGCGACTGAAAGAGATTTTCCCAAGCGAACGTGCTTTCCGTGTGTTTGCTTCTGATGTTGCTGCTGAAGCACGAAAGAAGGAAATTCAATCTGTTGGTCGTGGCTCTGCAACTGCTGGTCGTGAAGCGCGAGTTGAGGATGTTGGCATTGAAACTTTGAAAGACACTGCCAATCTTGCTTCTGCTGCCAACACAATGGACATTGGCTCTTTGCTGAATATGTTGTCTAACAACATGAAAAGAACTTCTGTTCCTGAGCCTGTTCGCAATGAGATTGGTCGCATCTTGATGAGTCGAGCAACAAGTGCTGATGAAGTCAAGATTTTGCGTAATGTCATTGATAAAATGAAAAAAGAGCAAGAGGCGCAAGCAGTGACAAGCGGCATCATTGGTTCGCAACTTGCACCAGCAGCAGAACCATTCACAGCGGCATTGCGTTCGCTTCTTCAATAAGGATTAACCATGCCAAAAGTAAAAATCTCAGAATGGAGCGAAACTCCAGCAAACAACACCGACATTGATGGCATTAACATCGCTGAAGGTTGCGCTCCGAGTGGCATTAACAACGCCATTCGTGAGTTGATGGCGCAGGTCAAAGACTTGTACGCTGGCACAACTGGTGATGCAAGTGCTGTTGCTGGTGGCGGTACTGGTGCGACAACTGCTGCTCAAGCCAAGATCAACCTTGCTGTGGTGACTGCTGCAACTGGCTCTTCTATCATTGCAACTGGCAATACTGGAGAGCGTGACGGTACACCTGCCGCTGGCTACTTCCGATTCAACACCACACTGTCAAAGTTTGAGGGCTACAGCGGCACTGCTTGGGGTTCTGTTGGTGGTGGTGCTACTGGTGGTGGGACTGACGAAATCTTCATTGAAAACGGTCAGAACGTCACGACAAATTACACCATCCCAGCCACAAGAAATGCTATGAGTACCGGGCCAATCACGGTAAACTCAGGGGTGACGGTTACGGTTTCCAGCGGCTCACGCTGGGTGGTCCTTTAAGGGGTAAGACATGGCAATTGTTTTGAACGGAACAACGGGCATCACCAATGATGGTGGCTACACAGGTGACGGTGTAGTCTTTGCTGACACGACTCCTGCAAACACGCTGGTGACGACCACGGGCGGTAACGTGGGTATTGGGACTGCTTCGCCAAGTTTTGCGCTGGACATTGCTACAGCCTCTGCCAACATTCGTGTGGCCCCCAGCACAACAACCAACAACGCTTTGACTCGATATACCAACGCAGGAGGAACAGGGTTTGTTGGTCTGGATAACAGCATAGCAGGCATAAGCAGTGCGTATGCATTAAACGTGTTTCACACAGGCGCTTATCCGGTTGTCTTTGGCACTAACGGTGCAGAACGCGCCCGTATCGACTCCAGCGGTAACTTGCTGGTGGGGACTACGGTTGCCTCTGTTGGTACGACTACAGGTTGCCGTATTGTAAATGACAGTGGTGTTGCCGCTTCTCGTATGGAGCTAGCAAGCACAGCAACAACAAATTCGGGTATCGGTTACTCAATGCTGTCTACTGGCGCTGGCGCGTACCGCTTTTATATTGGTTACGGCGGAAATATTTATGCAACTAGCACATCGATCACTGGCATTTCAGACCAAAGGCTGAAAGAAAACATTCGTGACTTGGACGACGGTCTGGATGTAGTATTGGCGCTCAAACCGCGAAAATTTGATTGGAAAGAAGGTAGAGGTAAAGGCACTCCAAACGACAGGGGTTTTATTGCCCAAGAATTTGAGGCTGTGCTGCCTGACATGATTGAGCAATGGTTGGACAAAGCCCCTGACGGCGAGGAACCATACAAAGCGATCAATGCAAACTTGATCCCAACGCTGGTCAAAGCCATCCAAGAGCAGCAAGCCATCATCACCGCTTTGACCGCCCGAGTTGAAGCACTGGAAGGAACACAACCATGAGTAAAGTAGCCCTCTCAGGCAACGCAAGCGGCACAGGCACGTTTACGATTGCCAGCCCAAATGGAAACACTGATCGTGTTTTGACACTGCCTGATGCAACAGGAACTATCCTGACCACTGCAACAGCGGGTGTGCCTGTGAATGGCCCTGCGTTTAATGCCTTTACAGCGGTGACAAAAGCTGTGGCAACTAATGTAGCCACAGAAATCGCCGGGTATTCCACACCTATCTTTGATACTGCGTCTTGTTTTAATACAACAACTGGCCGGTTTACGCCAACTGTTGCAGGCTACTACCAATTTAGCTGGTCCTGTGATTTTGGCAATAACGGAATTGGCGCTGCTACAGTTATTGGTACTAGTGTTTATAAAAACGGAACAACCCAATGGAACTCAGGCATGCAAACAAGCGGTGCCTTTTTTGGTGCAGTTGGCTCTTCCACCGTTGTTTATATGAACGGATCGACAGATTATGCTTCAGTTTACTTATTTCAAAACACTGGCTCAACAACACCTAACTTTTATGCGCGATTTGCTGCTGCATTAATTCGGAGCGCAACATGACCTTGTACGAAAAAATCAAAGCCCTGTACCCTGAACTCACAGACCGTGACTTCATGACCGTCATCCGCTTGCAGAACGACGCTGACGGCAAAGGCGACTACATTGCTGCGTGGGATCACCCCACACTGGCACGACCAACTGAGGAGCAGCTTGCATGAGCTTTGGGCGTGTTTACATGGTGACAAACCGCATCAACGGTAAGCAATACGTTGGGCAGACTATCACCAAGCACTCGCGTCACGGGCATGGTCACGCCATAAGGGATTCTTACAAAAAGCATGGATTTGATGGCTTTGAATACGCTGCTGTGGTCGAGGGTGAACTTACTGCAAACCAGCTTGACTGCTTTGAAAAGTTCTGGATCGCAGTGCTTGGTTGCACAGCACCGAACGGGTATAACCTTGAGGCTGGTGGTCGCCGTGGCAAATACGTGTACCACTCACCAAATAAAGGCAAGACTCTTCCTGCGGAGTGGCGTGCCAAAATGAGTTTGGCGCAAAAGAGACGAGGCGCTGAGATCGCTTCACTCAACAGCAGTCGAGTGGTTTCTGAAGAGACAAAGGCTAAGATGTCCGCCTCACGAACTGGCAGGGTTCAATCACCTGAAGAGAAAGCTGCACGTAGCGCAGCAATCAAACAGTGGCATCAAAAACGAAAGGAAACTGCAAATGTCGCAGCTTAAAGTCAATAGTATTGTGGATGCCGCTGGCGGCTCCAGCGCAGTCCTGTATGGGGTCGCATCACCGCCCAATAGCATGGGATTTAGAAACAGAATAATTAATGGAGAAATGCGGATTGACCAGCGTAATGCTGGGGCGAGTGCAACTATCGGCCCATCTACATCACATGATTACCGAGTAGATCGGTTTTTCCTTCAACGCTTTGGTGGAACGGCCACTTACACAGGTCAGCAAAGCACAACCGCACCAGCAGGGTTTGTGAACTCACTTTCTGCAACCGTTGCAATTGCAGCAACGCCAACAACAAATAACAGCTCCTTCATTCGCCAATTGATTGAGGGTTTTAACGTGGCTGATCTTGGTTTTGGCACAGCCAACGCTCAAGCGGTCACGCTGTCTTTTTGGGTGCGAAGCTCTATAACAGGTACGCACGGAGGCAGCGTAACAAACGGCGGCTTTACACGCAGCTACGTGTTCACTTACTCGATTGCAAGTGCAAACACATGGGAATACAAAACAATCACCGTTCCGGGCGATACATCGGGCACATGGGCTACTGATAACTCAGCAGGGATGCGTGTCAACTTTGACCTTGGTTGCGGACCGGACTTAAACGGCACAGCGGGTACATGGGCTTCTGCCTCTGTAATGCGCACTAGCGGATGCGTAACATGGATCGCCAACTCTGGAGCCACCTTCTACATCACAGGCGTACAGCTTGAAGCTGGCAGCGTAGCAACCCCGTTTGAGCGCAGGGACTACGGGCGTGAGCTGATGATGTGTCAGAGGTATTTCTGCAAGACGTTTGAGCCGACCGTTGCACCTGTGCAGAATGCAGGTACTGCTGGTGCGATTGGGTTTATTTCTCAAGCCGCGCAGCCTTGGGATGCGATGTGGAAATTCCCTGCTGATATGCGTACACAGCCAACGCTTGCAACATATTCCACAAATGCCGCATCTTCAAACTGGTCCACAAACACATATACGCCGACAGCAAGTGTTGCTACGGCAGGCGTTGGCTCGGTAACTATTCGCGCAAGCGGTATTGGCGCTGCTGGTTATGGATTCACCATTCATGTAACAGCAACAGCGGAGCTTTAATCATGTACCAACTTCTTTCTGACACCCCAATGGGCGCAGCCACCTACATCAAACGCATCGCTGACAACGCCTTCATTCCATTCGACCCCGCCAACACAGACTACGCTGAGTACCTGAAATGGCTGGCCGAAGGCAACACTCCACTGCCTGCTGACGAACAAGAGTAACAACCATGAGCACCATTGATAAAACTGATGCACGACTGTCTACCCATGAAGAAGTCTGTGCTATCCGTTATGAACAGATCAATGCTCGGCTAAAGCGTCTTGAAGCGATCATGCTCAAGACTGCTGGCGTGATGCTGCTGTCTATGGGTGGCACAATCTTCTCTGCCGTTTGGATACTCAAGTGAAAGACTTTGCCGAGGCTTTTGTCGCGGCAGTTTTCATTGTTGGCATTGTTGTTTGGACGATCAGGGTGCTGATTGAGGTATTGAAATGATTGCAGAAATTGCTGCTGCCAATGCCGCTTTTGCGGTTATCAAAGGCGCTTTGGCTAACGGCAAGGAGTTGCATCAGCTTGGCTCACGGGTCTTTGACTACTTTGACAACAAAGCCAAGATTCAAGAGAACGCGACCAAGAAAGGCAATAGCTCTGACCTTGAAGAGTTCATGGCTTTGGAGCGCCTCAAGCAGCAAGAAGAAGAGTTGCGTGAGCGCATGGTCTACGCTGGTCGCCCCGGTATGTGGGACGATTGGGTGAAGTTCCAAGCCATTGCTGCCCGTAAACGCAGGGAGGCCAAAGAGGCCGCTGCCCGTGAAGCCCTAAGACGCAAGAAAGCCATTGCAAGGCTTACTGAATACATTGCGATGGGTATGGCTGCGGTTGTTCTTGCTGGGCTGATTATTTACGGGATCGTTTTATACATCAGGTATTTGCGATGAGTGACGAAAAGCTAAACGCCAACTCCACACTCGACAAGGTGCTTGGGTATGTAGACAGCCCATTCAAGCTGTTTGCCATCTTGGTGATGGGCGTGGTGGCTTTTACCGGCTATTTCCTGTGGCAGAACCAAGAGTTCATGTTTGATGCCTACAAAGAATCCAAGAAGCTGCCTGAGATAAACACCAGCCGAGCAGACGATGCCAGTTCAATGCTGTTCAAAAAAACTGGTGCAACCGTGGTCGCTGTCTTTAAGGTCAACCCATTGTTTGGCAGTAGAGTGCTTTACAGGGCGTACACCAAGGATGGCAGGGACAAGTCCGTGGAAGACATTGATGTTGGCCTGTTTAGCCAGAATGCGTCCAACAATGCTGACATTATCAAGCTGATGACCAACGAGATTCCTTGCGGCGAGTACCGATACGCTCAGTCTGAGGTGGGCCTGTGGTACATCGAAAAAGGTGTTGGGTTTACTTGCCGGGTAAGTGTCCCACCAGACAGCCACAGGTTTGTTGGACAGATCACGGTGGGCTGGACACAGCAGCCTGAGAACATTGAGCAAGTGAAATTCATGCTGGAGATTGCCAGCGCCATGCTAACCAAAAGGGGTAACTGATGTTTCCATTGACCGCATTACTTGAAGTGGGTGGCAAGCTGATTGACAAGCTAGTACCTGACCCAGAAGCCAAAGCCAAAGCACAGATGGAGTTGGCAAAGATGGCTCAAGATGGTGAGCTTGCCAAAATGGCTAATGACACCAAGTTGTTCGAGACTGAGCAAAACAACCTCACAGACCGCTTAAAAGCAGATATGTCATCTGACTCTTGGCTGTCCAAAAACATTCGCCCTATGACCCTTCTGTTGATTCTTGGGGGCTATTTCACATTTGCCATGATGTCTGCTTTCGATTACGACACAAACAGGTCGTATGTTGAGTTGCTTGGACAGTGGGGAATGCTGGTGATGTCGTTCTACTTTGGTGGGCGAACATTGGAAAAGATTATGGACATGAAATCTGACAAGAAAGACAAGGACGCAAAGTGATTACTGCTGAACAACTCAAAGAGCTGCACATTGATGACGATTGGTTGGAGCCTTTGAATGAGGCTTTCCAACGCTATGAGATCAACACCCCCTTGCGGATGGCTGCTTTCATTGGTCAATGCGCCCATGAGTCTGGAAACTTCAAGACCCTGCAAGAAAATTTGAACTACAGCGCCGAGGGCTTGTGCCGTGTGTGGCCTTCACGTTTCCCCACATTGGAAGCCGCAAAACCTTACCACCGCAACCCCGACAAGATCGCCAACAAGGTATATGGTGGCCGCATGGGTAACGGTACAGAAGAAACAGGTGAAGGCAGTCTTTACAAGGGCCGAGGTCTCATCCAATTGACTGGCAAGGACAACTATACCCTTTGCGGGGATGCCTTGGGCATGGACTTCATTCACTCGCCTGATTTAGTCTTGGCTCCAAAGTATGCGGCACTTTCAGCGGCATGGTACTGGAACAAGCGTGGCCTGAACAAAGAGGCCGATGCAAAAGACTACACCGCCATGACCAAGAAGATCAATGGCGGCGTAATTGGTTTAGATGACCGTATCAAGCATATCAAGCACGCTTTGGATGTTCTAGGCGGTTGATTGGGATGTAGCAACAGGCTTCAGAAGCACTTGTCTCCACTAGCACGACAGGTGTTCTTTGGCCCATTTGCTGTTTTGCGTGGTTGATATACCGCTTGCAGTTGTGGCAATAGTGATCCGGGTGTTCAGGATCACATCTAGCAACATCAAACAGCAGCATCTTTGTATTCCAATTCAAGCAGCAGTTCTAGGTAGTGGATCGCCTTCTTGATGTCAGCAGCCCCGTTTTTTTCCTTGTACCTAGTCACATACTTCACTACATTTCCGGCACAAAAACCCAGATCGTTTGCGTGGATATAGACAATTGGCTGGATGCCTTTGTCCTTGTAGTGGTTGCCAGAAACTTGTTTATCAAGTGCTGATCCAGTTGCAGACACATACACAACCGGGATGCATCCATGCTTCGTGCAGTGTTCTACTGTTTGGCATTCATCGCAAAGCATCACGACTCCTTTACGAAAACGCCATTGGGCATCAGAGTGCCTTTACGGTCTTTGATTTCGGCATAGGCTTGCTCTATGCAGGTCACCAAGTTGATGTCTTGCAAAGCGCAATAATTGACCAGACAGACCATCACATCACCAACGCCATCAATGATTCCTGCTTTGTCTTTCTTGATGGTGGCATCAGCCAACTCACCAA